ATAAAGCCGCACATCATCATCCGGGGCGATCACCTGCGTACTCCACTCATCCGAAGGGATAGAACTTCCATTCAGATCCAGCGCCACTGGATGATTCAACTCAGGTCGCCACCCCTGTACGTTTTTGGCGAACCAGTCGGCAACGGTGATGCTGGCGTGCTGATGCGTCTCCAGTGGCTCGCCTTCGAGCCGGGACGGGTAAACTCGGATCGTCACTTATAGAACTCCACTTTGACGTACTGCCGGAGAAACCGGGACAACGGCAAAATTGTCACGTTGCGCCTTGGGTTTGCCTCAAGAATGTGAAGCGCGCCATTAACGGTAACTGCGATCCCAAGGTGGGTGACCAGCCCTGCGGTATAACACGCCGCTACTGCTCCCTCCTCTGGCTCGCACTTTTCAATACTGCTGAGGAAGCTGTTGTAGGTGTCATTCATCTGACAACCCTCGTTTATCACCCCCTCAAATACTGGCCAGTCAGGTAAACCGAGATCGCGACGAACTTCGTAAACCACTCCATAGCAGTCCAAAAAGGGAAATACACGACCGCCCATCCGCCATGTGACGGACAGGTATTTGTCAGGATTGAACATGGTTATTTCCTACTGAAGGTAACGAAGGCCAGGGAAGTCCGTCAGTGTGTAGCGGTAGCGTGGCCATGCCGTATCGAGAATATTCATGTATCCGGCGGTGATCTGCACTTCCGTTGCGGTCCATGAACCTGCTTTAATCGCAAGAGTAAATGGGGGGGCAGCTGGCGCAGATAAATCTGAGGAAACATATCTTCTAAAGGTCAGGGATGCATTGCTGAGGTTATCGAGCGCATTACGAATAGCTGTCGACACCACGCCATCGATATTGCTGATGGCAAATTTTAGATCCTGCGTGCCGTCAGAGTTGCGCGCCGGCAACGCTATATCAATCGCAGAACCAGTGAAAGTAGCTTCCGCGCCGTTTTCAAGCTTCACGGTAATATCGTCCCAGCCACGGGTTAGCCAGTAGCTCTGGCCCCCCACGGTGATCTGCAACGTATCAATGATGACCTCAGCACCACTACTGGCGTAAAGCCGGTTCAGTATTGTCATGCCTCAGGCCACTCCCGGTTCAGTGCCAGATCGATAATGTCCGAACCTGTTATGAACTCAGGGAAATTACCCCAACCAGGCGGAAGTAAAGGACGTTCGTATAATTCAAGCTCAGCAGAGTAGCGCCAGAAGTTTCCGCCCTCCAGGTCTGGACCTTGGTAGATATCCGTAAAGCGGCAAACTTTTGCCGCCTCCCCTCCCGGTGTTCGCAAGTTCATATTGAACCAGGCAGCACCATCGGTAATTGCATCGCGGTACCAGGCCTCAAACGCCTGAGCCTGAGAATCAGTCAGCAACCAGGAAACATTTGCGACAGTTGGGGTTGAGGTATAACGCCGACGTTGCCGAGCTCGCCCACTGGTCATTTGCGTTCTGGCTATTGGACTGACAGGACGCAACCCATATCCTTCCTGTAGCGGTACTGGTAGTGCGTCATGCGGATAGTTAATGCTGGTTGAAATAGCCATCAGCGTTTTTTCCTTCCTACAGCCCACCCGCCGTTAAGAGCTTTGGATGCCTTCCCCGTTCCGGCTGCCAGATCGTTGGTGGTCATCTGGTACCCTAATTTCGCTCCACGCATCACCGCACCTTCAATAAGCGTCAGGGTGCGCTGGTCGGGATCGCCGTGAATTTCCAAGGGTATATTGATGTTTGGGGCCTGACCTCCAGTGGACTGCCTGCCAACGCGGTCAAGCGTGGCATCCAGTTTTGCGCTGGTTTTAGCCGTGGTCACACGCTCACCTTTTTGTAAAAGCCATGTACCCGTTTCGGGTACCGAGTCGATACCGTCATGAGCCTGACCTTTAAGGGCTGTGCTGACGCCGAGCATCAACACCCCTGCACTGGCCGCTGCTGCTGTAGCGGCTGGACCTGCCAGAGCAGGGCCCACATAAGGAATACCGATCATGGAGGTGAATGCCTGGAGGGCGGCCATGGCAACCTGTGCGGCCGCATACTGGAGAAGAGCTGCGCCCATAGACTGAATGAACGTGGATGCGAAGTCTTTTACGTTCATCTTACCGGTCTCAGCCCACTCAACAATCATGTCGGTTAGGCTGCTGAACGCCAGGGCTCCAACCTCCTGCATGTTGCTATACAGATCCATTGAGGCTTCAATCTGCGTCGCCAAACCTGAAACAAAGCCAGCATTACCGTCATTCCTAAGCAGATCAACCTGTTGATAATATTCCTCCTGAATGCGGAGGCGCTCTGCCAGTGAATCGTTAAGAGCTTCGGTTTCTCGGTCATACAGGCTTTTTGTAATATCACCTGACTGATATTGCTTCTGAAGGTCCGCCTGACGGGAAAGGAAATCAGCCTCGATCTGTAGGCGCTCACGCATCCGCTCGCGCTCTTCATCACCTAGCCACCTACCGGCAAGATCAATATCAAGCGATGCTTTATCGTTCTGGTTTGAGGTCTGCAGGTTAATGACAAATTCTGCCAGTTTTAGATTTTCTTCGTTCAGCCTTTTAATATGGTTGAGCCGGTCGATTTCCGTAGCAAGCTGGATGAGTCGCGTTTTTTGAGTCTCGTTCAGCCCTGTTAGTTTTCCGTCACCGATATCAAATTGAAGGCGTTGAAGCTCAGTTACCTCTGCGACTTTTTTGCCGGTCGTATCTATCAGCTCGATTTGTCGCTGATAGGCCAGCTCAGTTGATTTAAACGCACTCTCGAGCTTTTTGGCTCCAGCGTCAGGAGATTTCTTCCCGTTGCTTTCCCCTGCGCCAAGTTTGTAATCAGTTTTGGTGGCTCCTTTGCCTGATACAGTTGCAGGATTGAGAGGTAGATTATTGAGCGATTTAATTAGCGCAGCGCGGCGTTGAAGCTGTTCTAGCTCGGCCCTTTTACCAGCGGTATCCATGCCGATTCGGTTTACTTCAGCCAGGAAACCTTTGTCATCCAGGTCGGCTTGAAGATTTTTTATTCTCCTCTCAATTTCATCAATGGATGCATTTGCTCCTACGGACTGCCCGCCCTTATAAAGGTCAATTAGCTTACCGGCTTCCGCTCCGACCCTCACAAGCCAAGTCGCAAGGTCAACCACGCCACCAACCAGGTCAGTTATTCCCTGAGTCACCGCCGGGTCTTTAAATACATTACCCATGTCGGTGATGGACTTTTGAAGCCCCGATAAATCAACGCTAGCAAGGCCTGTAGCAATTTCAATTTTTACGCCATTGACCTGAGTTTCCATCTCTTCAAACAAGGAGTTAACTTTTACCAGCCTCTCAATGTCAGCATCATTCGGCGCTACGCCAAATTTCTTGGCCGCATCCATGTACTGACGAAGCTTTTCTCCACCCTGATCGAACAAAGGTAATAACCTGGAGAGGTCGTTACCAAGGCTCTCAAGAATTGTTGTTTTTTCAGCATTGGTATTTATCTTGCCCAGCGCATCACTTATCGCCAACAATTGTTTATCAGGTGTTTCTCCGGATAATTTTTTAGCTGACAGCCCTAAAGAATTAAGCGCATCAACCGCCTCGCCTGATTTATTTAGTACCGCATCACCAATCTTGTCACCAATATCTTTGAAGATATCGGCCATCTGATCGCCAGAAACTCCCGCTTTCTCTGCGGCGTACTGCCATGCAAGCAAGGACTGAGTGGACATGTTGAGCGATTTTGCCCAACGATCTGTTTCGGTAATCTGCTTAGAGGTGGTTTTAAGCAGGTTAAAACCTGCAACTCCGACACCTATTGCGGCGGCGCTGGCGGCCGTGGCAAATCCCGTAAATGCTGCTGCCACTGCTTTTGCATCATCCTGGACTTGCTTGCGCCATTTTTTTGATGCTCTTTCAGCCTGGCCAAGCCCGCCAACGAACCCACCAACTTTGGCTATTAAATCAATTGTCAGCGTACCGAGGGATTTGCCAGCCATTGCCTCCTCCTATAAATGCAAAAGCCCGCATCAGCGGGCTAGGATTATAATTAACTACTTTTAAAATTTATTATTTCTTGGCGACTTAATAATATTACAATCAGATTTTTCACTATATGTACTACTTGTCATTTCGCTAAATGTTTTTCTTTCCAATCCAAGGCTTGTCCTGTCAATAGAGTATGTCGACTTAAACAATTTAGTGTTTTTACTCCAGGTCACTTTCCTTGGCCCGAAGGAAGCAGGCGCAGTAAAATTCAAACCCTCCCCCCCCAAAGAAGTCTGCAGTGAGGCCGTCCCATTGGGTTGATCAAGAACCACCACCAAATCTTTAGCCCTTTCATCAAGACTCGGACAGCCCAAATATATTATATTAGGAGCAGCAGTTGAAAATACTGAAACCATCATCAAAGTTGATGCAGCAATTATTTTAACCATAATTTCCTTCCTTGCTTGTCATATTTAAATGTTGATAAAAGGCACAATTTAACTGATGGCAAGGCAGAAAACTACCCATTGAAAATCTACGCACCCTACAGAAGTACCGATTCTTTCTGAGCATCATGCTCGATAGCCACAATAAAATGAGGCCAGAAATAACGAAAAAACCCACCTGAGCTGGCTTTTCCTACTGATGTGGCGGGCGTGATAACAATATTCTTGGTGGCGCACGGAGGTCAATCACGTCCATGTATTCATAGCATCCTCAAGCGATACCGGGATCTCATCGATATGAGGCGCGAAATCACTGACGCGGAATGAAGGGGTATCCTTACCCTTGTTGACGTTCGCCACCACTGAGGCGACCATCGCGGCCCCCCATTCTGTCCTCATCATGGGATTCAGGCCACCGTACCGGCTACGGTATCTGAGCCAGAGATAGAATTCTCTAAGACTGAGTCGCTCTTGAGCTTCCGCGATTGTCCTTCCCCCGATGCCGTTGAGGACGAGCTCGCACCAGACTTCATCTTCAGCCGTGAGGTCGTCTTTCCCAACTCATTCACCTCCTGAATGGCAACCAGGAGCGCCACCGTTAGCGCACCGTCCAGGGCACCGCGTTCAGGGTCGGCCTCACCAGTAATATCCTTCGCAGTAAACACAGGGTTCCCAGCCTCATCGCACACTGCAGCCGCGATATAACCAGCCACGCCATCAATCTTACCGGCGCTGGCCTGAATGCCCTGTGTTGCAGCATGATAGCCCGCTGGTCGGATAAACACAGTGGCTGTCAGTTCTTCATCTCCCTGCTTCCAGGTAATTTCTTTCTCAATTGGTCGACCAGTGAAAGCACCCGCTTCTTTGAGATTATTTAGAGTAAGCTGCATGAATTATGCTCCTTGGATACTTAGGGTTTGCGGGGATTTACCCCGCATATTATTTAACTGCCAGCTTGCGCTTTTGGTACCCAAACGGAAGGGCCTGATCGCTGGACCGTAGCGGAAGTGGCGACCACAGTGTTCGCTGCAAAGTCGAACGGGAAATCAGTTACCTTACCTTTGAAAACAAACCAGGTGCGGTCGTCTGGAAGTGACAGGCCATCTACCGCATCAGGATCGGCACCAGTTGCAGCAGTTGGCTCTGACTCGCCGTCAGCCCATCCCACCGCCCAGGTCAGATCCTGCTGATTATCAGACTCAGCCAGACTGTGCAGCATAAGATGGCTGGCGTTGGCAGGATCTGCGTTGAGGGTTAATGTTGCCGCAGCCGGAGTACGTAAACCCTTTTTATAGGTACGCGTGCTGCGCTCGCTCAGGCAGGTATCTTCAATCTGGTCGGCGGGGTTGCCGCCGGGTGAAAATGCTGTGATGCATTCCACTTCGCTCACAGCGCCGTTAGCGAGAACAAAGAGCTGCGTGCCTTGAGTCACTACTGACATAGTTATCTCCGGGTATAAAAAAACCGGCTCAGAACCGGTGTGTTGATGAGTCAACGTTTTACTATCCAGTCAACGTCGAACGAATAGCGATAGCGTTTTGTGGTTGAGTCTTTTTCCTGTCCACCCCAACGTGTGATATAGGCATACGGTTCAATCGCATCACGAACCGCGGCGGCCACGGCGATCGCCTGGTCTGGCGTGTCGGCATACACATCAACCTGCAGCGTAAAAGAGTCTGCGTCAGGGCGCTGGGCCAGGTAGTTCTCGGGAGAGCCGGTAACGTTCTGCCACACCATGTAGGGATAAACCACATTGTCGTCCTGCTGGCCGAACGGATAGATGCGCAGAATGTCACCGCCCAGCATCGCGACCAATGGCGGGCTGGCGGCGCAGACGCTAAAGATCGGCGCAATCATGGAGGCACTCCCTTTTTAGCCGCGCGCTTGATGGCTCGGTCAATAGATTTTTCGTATTCAGTGGCAAATACGTTCACCACTTCACTGACGCTGCTTTCGGCCGCCGGGCGCATGAAAGGCTGCGCACGCACATTCTCGGTACCGAATTCAATCAGGCGCCAGTGTGGCGTCGGGGCGTTTTCACCGAGATCAGGATGTTTTTTCAGGACTGCACCATGCAGCACGCCGATCCTAAATCCGAGGTTACCGGTGGTTTTGAAGATGCGGTTGTTCCATCGCATAGCCACGTTTGCGGCAATGCTGCGGCCTGTTAACGGGTCATCAATCCTGGCGGCGTTCGCTTTCGCTTTTTCGACAATCACGTTACCAGCGCGCCGGAGTGCGGCCCGTCCACCGCGACGACGCAGATCGTCACTGATGGAGGATAGTTTCCCCAGCAAAGTCTCAACTCCAGTAATGCTGATATCAATGCCGTCAGCCATCGTTCACTCCTCGCGAGCATGGCAGCGTCAGATATTCCCTGCCGCTTTTATCGTCTTCCAGCACGCCCTGAATATCGTAAACGCGTCCACGGTAAAGAATGCGGTGCTTATCCGTGACATCATCACGCCAGCGAATAGTGATCCGTGTGGTTACCTCGCTCTGTCCCGCCTGCGAGGCCACAAAATCGCGCGCAGACAAATCGGTAACGTTGGCCCATAGCTCAGCCATGTCAGCCCATCCATTAACCACCGCGCCGGTAACTGGGCTCTGCGTTTTAACAGGCTTCTGAAGCATGATTCGTTTATTGAGCTTCCCCGCCTGCATGATCACCCCCTGGGCTTGCAGCTGAGGTAAGTATGCTGTGGAAGTTCAGCTTCACTCTCTTCAACTACCATTGACTGGTAGATCACCGCCGTTAGAGCTTCGTTTGACTCCACCAGTCGGTTCATCGCTGCTGTCTGGGCTGCCATTGCGCTCAGCAGCTGGTTTACCTGTTGCTCGTTCATAGGCGATTTTCATCCACTTTTTTAGCCACTCACGGCGGGCGGCACATCCGGAACAGGCCATCAGTGCCACCTCCGGTGCTGCATCAGCAGGGATTCAACTCCAAGCGGTAGCTCAGAAGTAATATTGCCGACATTGACTGCTTCCCGGTTTGCGTACCAGTGACCGATAAGAAGCAGCATTGCCGCCCATATGCCGGAAGTGAAAAGGATCTCACGTGGCGGCATTTCCCCTTCCACTGGCGGCGTCAACGACTCCACCAGCGTGCCGTCGCAGAACTTCTCAACATAATCGACGGCAGCCGATGCGTAGGCCGCAATAAGAGAATCTTCGGCGTCGCTATCAACCCTCAGATGCGTCTTTATCTGCGCCATCTGCTCCGCGCTTATTTCCACCTTTACCCCCGGTTTTGGCTTTTACAGGCTGTTCAGGATCGGAGGTTTTCTCCTTTTCAGGCCCAACCTCTTCGGCCAGGTGCAGTTTGACCAGCGCTTCGCCGATTTCTTTCTTCACTACGCGGATTTCGCCCTGGGATACTGTACCCAGGTGATAATGCGAGAACATACGAAGAGCTTTAATTTTCATACATTAAACGCGGCCATTGCTGACCGCGTCCTCCTGTCAGGAGCCAGCAGAAACCGCAATATCGCCAGTGACGATAGCTGCAGGACGATAATGCGCCAGCGCCAGGCGTTCTTCGCACAGGATGGTCAGCATGTTTTTAACGAAGTTATCGCGATCCTGGTTGCTGATCTCGATAGTGGCATCCATGCGGTCCCACACCTGCGATGCCAGACCAAACGCACCAACGGTAAATTTGCCTGCCGTCTGCGCCGTGGTCGAAACTACCGGCAGACCCCAGAGCACTTTGGAGGCAAAGGCCTGTGGGCCGCCAAGGATGTAATTGCCGTTAGCATCTTTCAGCAGCGCGATACGGTGCCAGTCCGCCGGGTTGAGAATAATACCGTCGGCTTCAAACTCGCTCAGCGACACCTGATAGATGGCATGCGCCAGAACATCAGCACCGGTATCTCCGGTCGCGTTGAGGGCAGTTTCGTAGTCGTTCGCCACCACGTTCAGCCCCTGGAGGTTGTCGCCGGTGCCATCACCGTTCAGCATCTGGTTTTCTTCCACCAGCGCCAGGCCATACATCATGCGGGAGTTGATGTAGGACTGCAGCGCCGGGGCGTCGTCCATGATCTGGCGCGACGCCTGGATCCAGTGGGCGATGGTTTTCACGTTCGCCGTTTCTTTGGTGAAGGTGATGTTACTTTCAGGCTTGAGGGTGCCTTCCGCCACTGGCGCCGCGGCGTTGGTGAATACATTTTCACGCACGTATTCCAGCGCGTTACTGGTGATGCGCCCCTGTGCCAGCAGGTCACGAACGGTCAGGCGACGCAGGCCCGGCATAAGGATACCCGGTTGCTGCTGCGGCAGAACCAGTGCGCCGGCGGAGTTCGCGCCAGAGCCGATCGCTTTGTCGAAGCTGGTCACTTTCGCTTTGGTACGTGAGCCGTCCCAGCCTTTCATCAGGTCTTCGGACACGCGTTCTGCAAAGGATTTCTGGGCGGTCTGTTCAGGCGAGTTGCCAGCCAGCTTCTGCTCAAGATCGAACAGTCGAGTGCCGGTGGCTTTCAGCTCATCCTGGGCTTTCGCCAGGTCGGTCTGCAGCTGCTTGTTGATTTCGCCGTTCTGGTTGATGGATTTACGCTGTTCCTCGATAAGCTCCTTCACTTCTTTCTGGGAGTTCTCGATCGCTTTTTCCAGGGTTGCTAATTCAGACATGTTTTGCTCCGTTAGGGATTCCGCAGGTTAGCGGCAAAGGAAGTTATGCGCTGTGCCAGCGCGTCAATGTCGCCGCCGCCGAACTCGCTTCGGCCTGCGGACTTCACGCGGGCGATAAACGCCTGCGCTTCAGCACGCGTAAGGCCGACTGAATCCCTCAGCCAGGCCTCCGCGTCACGAATGGTTTTAATGCCGTCGATGCTCTTCATGGCGGTTACGCCCGCCAGCTCGTTGGCCGGGAAAGTGCAGACACTGATTTCCCGCAGGTAAGAAATGTTTTTGAAGATGAGGCCGGACGTGCCGACGGTGTAATCGTCAGGGCCAACTGAAAAACCCACCGACATCCCTTCAACGGTGCCATGCTGCATGGCGGCTTTCAGGTCCTCGGCCAGGCTCAACCCGGGAGTGAGTTGCCCGCGGACAAAAAGCCCCTTCTCGTCTTCGTGCATGGCATCCCACTTGCCGACCGGAATAGCTCGCGTCTGGTGGTTAAAGAACATCGCCACCTTGCGGCTCTGGTTAGCCACCACACCCGCGAAAGCGCCGGGCAAAATAATGTCGCCATCGGCGTCGGTGTTATTGAAAACCGAGGCATACCCTTCAAACGTCCCCTTGCTGCCGTCGCCGGTAAACTTGATTTCGGTCTGGTCGAACGCCAGCGTCTTGTGAATATCAGGCATTGTGGCCCCCATAAAAATTAAGCCCCGTCATTGCGGGGCTCTTTGTTTGTTCCGAGATCGGTAATGGGTACGTTCTGAGACTGGCGCGTCGCCACATCACCGCCAGGCAAAGGCGGAAGGTTATCCAGTCGCCGAACTTCGTTAACGGTCCGGATCCCTGTATTCACCATGGTTTGCATGAAGGTAGCGCGGCTTGCTGAGTCACCACGAAGCAGGCCATCAAGGTTGTGCTCGGCGTGCAACCTTCCCTGATCAGACTCTTTTACCAGCCAGCGCTCTATGCTGTACTCCCAGCGATCGAGATAGGGCTTCAGGGTGTACTGGAGAAAGCCAAGGTTCTGCTGCTCAATGCCGCTGCCCCATGACGTTGTTTTTTCAACATCACCAACCAGGTGCGGCGGAACACCATAAAAGCGCGCCAGCTCTGCCACCTGAAACTTACGGGCCTCAAGCATCTGCGCGTCCTGCGGCGAGATGCCGATAGGCTGTGTGGTGAACCCACTCTCAAGGATCCAGAGGCGTTTTCTCACCGGGCCACCGGCAATCTCCTTAAAGTTTTCCTCCAGCTGCCCGCGCTGCTCTTTAGTCAGTACCTTGCCGTCAGTCATCAGGATTTGCGGAGACTTCGCGCCGTTGGCGAAAAACTCCCGCTGGTTATCTTCCATAGCAATCGCCACGCCTGCAGATTTGGCGCTGAACGCTAACGGCGACAACCCGACCAGCCCGTTAAAGCCGAAGCCTTTCAGGTGGAAGATCTCTTTTGGTTTAAAGTCCACATACTCGCTGTCGCGCCGGTACCGGTAGATGACATTTTTTCCATCGAGCCGGACATCCATATTTGCACTCATCAGCGGAAGCAGGCTGATGACATCGCCGACGCTGTTTCGCTCAACATGCGCGTAGGCATTGCCGTAGGCGCAGAGCTGCATTGTCATCGCCTCGCGAAACTCCAGAGCGGTCATGAAGTTGTTGGGCCGGAAGCGAAGAAGCTTCGCCAGGGGGTTCTGGTTGCCGACTTTCTTTCGCTGATTATCGACGGTTTCAAAAACATCCAGCGGTAACGAGGCTGTGACGGTAGATATGAGCCGGATGCAGGCCCATACGGTGCTGATCGACATGTTGCGCTCATCGCTGACCACCGATTCCCCGACGGTGCCATGAGCTGATGTGCCCGCCATCTGCGAGCCGTTATCCGGCGTGACCAGGCGGCCACCGGTCAGAATAGAGGCCATGCGCGCCCAGAATGGCGATCGCGTTCGCAGGTCAATGCTGTAATCGGTATCTGCCATTTTTAAACGCTCAAAAAGTTGTAAATGAAATCGTTAACGTCGCCCGGATCCTCCACCTCATCACTGGTCTGTGCGCCGATAGACATCGCCAGCGCCACCATGCCGTCGATACGGCCGCTCGATTTGCCTTTCACAAACTTGCGGTTACCGGCGGGGTCGGTGATTACCGTGGCGTTTTTGGCGCACATTTCGAGGATCGGATGGTTGCCGTGCTTCAGCTGCGCGCCGAGAAGTTTGGCTTCCAGCTCCCTGAGCGCAGGCGACATGGAGACAAAACCCTGGCCGAATTCCACGAACCGCTCGAGCTCCGCCTCAGTGAAACCGGCATCGATGAGATGTGGGCGAAGGAAGCGCATGTTGTAGCGGTCGAACGTCAGCGCCCTGACGTTGCAGATATCAAAAACGCGCCGCAGCTCGCGGGCAATAAAGGCATATTCAATGGCTTTGCCGGGCGTTGTGTTCAACCAGCCCTGCCTCGCCCAGATGTCATAAGGCACGCGATCGTTACGCGCCTTATCCGCCAGCCCTTCTTCAGGTAGCCAGAATTTACAGTGCACATCGCCCTGCGTTGTGTTGAGCACAAGTGCAGTCAGGTCCGACACGCTTGAAAGGTCCAGCCCGCCCCAGACGGTAGCGCCCGCCAGTTCGCCGGGCTCTTCTTTGTTCATGTGCCAGACGGTCTGGCTGACGAACGGGCTTTTCGCCTCAACCCTGCGGTTCAGTACGAGGTTCTCAAATTCAGCCTGGCGCGACGGGAGGCGCTTGGCGCTGGCAGCCATATCCAGCACTTCTTTCTGGTTCATGAACACATCGAAGGCCGGGTTTGCCAGCCGGATGGCTTCGACAGAGAAAGGATCGATATCCTCCGGCGCGGTCTGCAGCCGTACTACCGTTCGCGGATCGGCACCGGTCAGGCCATCATCAATCAGCAGGCTGAGCAGGTCGCTCGCATCGGGTGCCTGGGTGCTGATGATTACCGAGATAGGGTTATCCTGCGCAGCGGTCGCGGTTTCCAGCGCTTCATAAAGCGGGTCACGCGGCCCGCGCACCTGGCCCAGCTCATCGTGGGCGACAAATCGCGGCGAGAAACCGTAGGCCGTAGTGGCCTCAGCGCTCAGTGCGCGGTAATAAGAGCCCAGCTCAGGGCAGTGAATTTCTTTCGCCGAATCCTTGATCGCCACATACTGCATTAGCACCGGGTTCATCCGGCACATCTTGGAGGCCAGGTTAAACAGAATGGCCGCCTGGTCACGCGAGCGTGCGGCAGAATACAGCTGCGAGTTCGGCGCCGCCTCCGGCCCCACCAGGTAGAGCAGCATCAGCATGGCGGTTTCAACGGTTTTGGCGTTTTTGCGCCCGCGGCTGATGATTGCGCGACGGGTACCATGCTTGTTGTCAAAGATAGCCCTGAAGTCGTCCTTCATGAACTCAGCCATTTTCAGGGGCTGGCCGACGAATTTACCTTCAGGAATAACGATATTTCTTTCGCACCAGAGGATATTCCTCTCGGCTCTTGTCAGAGTTTTTTTAGCCATCAAAGAGCCTTATTCAATTTCCCAGGGTTTTCTCTCCCGTGGCAGATTGTTGTGTGCGCGGCCAACAGTTTTAGGATCGGCGGTGGCCTGGCGGGTAATTCGAAGGCGCGTCGCCAGAGAGGACGCAGAGCGCACTTCTCGCTCGCGCATCGTGAGCAGTTTGTCGTAACGCTTCAGGCCATCATCACGGGCCAGCCACTCCAGCTCGAACTCTTCGATCTGGGTGGTTAACAGTCGCGCCTGCACCACATGCCGGCAGTACATTTCCAGCATGTCGCGGTGCGTTTCGGTAAATGAGCTGGCCGGGTTGTCATTGACCAGCCGGATCCAGACGTTTATCTCCGGATCGCTGAGGTGTAACGACGGCTGTAGCCTGCTTTCAGCCAGAGCCGGAAGCGAGACAGCCGACGTTGCGGCAAGAGATTTTCTGCCTCGCTGTGCCATCGCATTTTTCCTTTTTTTCTGGACGTTTTTAAAAATGAAAC